GTGAGTTATGAATATGACAAAAGAAGTTTATGTAACTTTTCGTTATGTCGGTATTGTTGACGGTGAGTTGCTAAACATTTATGATGGTGTATTCGGATCAGAGCGTGACGCAACGTTACAACTTGTTGAAACTTATGGTAGTGACTGGTACGCACAAGGTTACCGCAAGATTAAGCAGTATATCGCTAAATATTAAGAGGATAAAATATAATGACAATTCACAAAAATGGTGTAATCAGCGCCAATCATGGAAATGATGAGCTATATACTACACAAGAAACAAGCGAACAAGTTGTTTCATATTACAAAGACGATTTGCAAAAATACGATACTGTTCTTATGCCATTTAATAGTATTGGAAGCAAACTAGAAGCAGAACTAAAAAAGGTTCATAAAAACGTTGTGGCGTTTGATACTGATTTCTTTGAACAAGACTTTTCGCAATATACAAACGCTGTTATTTTTGACAATCCACCATTCAGCAAGTTTGGTAAGGTGTTAAAACGAACAGCCGAACTTGGTTTTGATTACTACTTATTTGGTAATAGCATGAGTTTGTTTCATCATTTGAGACGTGAATATGTAACTGGCTTTAATATGATGGGAGATAACAAATTCGATAACGCTTATAAAGTCGTGAATGTTGGCATTTACACAAATACAAACGATGAAATCACGAACACGTTTAATCATACAAAATCACTAAAACAAATTGAGTTAACGCCTGGCGAACGATATACTAGTGGAAAGGTTATATCAAGGTTAAGGAATGCACAAGTATTCAAGGCTAGCCAGTTTAGTAATTATTCATCGGAAGGTTTCGGTGGAAGCATGATCTTTAATGGTTAAATATTAAGAAAAAGTAAAGGCTATATACACAATAACTTGTAGTTGGTAAGATAGTCACATAGAAGAAAGGAGCAACAAAAACATGAAGTTACTAAAAAATAACGAGCTTGATAATGACGCTAACGTTTACGTTATTCTCGGAAGCGTTGGATCGGGTAAGACAAGTTTGGTAAACAGTCACAAAGGTAAGCGATTAGTGTTATCGTTTGATGATAGTTATTCGACTTTGAAACGTGATGACGGTTTACAAGTTGTATCAGAGATTACTAGTCAAGAGTTGGTAGACACAGACAAATTCTTGAATGAATTAAGTAAACTAGCGAAAGGATTTGACTTGGTTGTATTCGATAATATTAGCGCGCTACAACAAACTATCGTAGATGACATGGTTTCAGGTGTTGCTGGTAACAACAAAAATGGTATGGCAGCATACGGAGAAACGCAAAAGATTATTCGTAGACTAGTTCGTTGGTCTACAAAGTTCGATGGTGATGTGCTATTCACTCTTTGGAGTAAAATTGACAACGGTTTTGAAAAACCTGACATGAATGATCTAGCATTTAATTCAGTCGCTGGATATGCTAAGGTCGTAGGAAGAACGTTTGTTAATAAAGAATACTACGTACAACTTCAACCAAGTTTGGAGGGAATTGCTAAGAACCGTGTCAACAAGTTAGAAAAGACACTCAATTCAAAGTTTTGGGACGCTGTTCAATACAGGGAAGGGGATAGTGAATGATTGAGGAGTGGAGAGATGTATTAGGCTATGAAGGTATATATCAAGTAAGCAATTTAGGAAACGTAATAAGTAAGACTAGAATTAGCGAACAAAATAGATTGTTACAGCCAATAGAATTAAAAAAAGAGAAGGTACACAAAGGATATTTAAGAGTGCAACTTCATAAAGGAAAAGAATATAAGCATAAGCCTATTCATAGGTTAGTTGCACAGGAATTTATTGATAACCCAGAAAATAAGCCACAAGTAAATCATATTGATGAAGATAAAACTAATAATAGAGTTGACAACTTAGAATGGGTAACAGCTAAGGAAAATATGAATTATGGAACAAGACCACAAAAACAATCTGTTAAAATAATTTCTAGAAGTAAAAGTGGGCTTATGATGGTATTTAATTCAATAACTGAATGTTCAAAAATACTGAATATTAATATTAGCTGTGTTTCAAACGTTTTAAACGGAAAAGCAAAACAAACAAAAGGATATGTTTTTTACCGATTGGAGGAGACATGAAAGTAACGTATTATAGCAAAGGTAACGGAGTTGACAAATTCATTCTTGACAACAAAGTAACATACGTATATGATGCAGGTTCTGATTTATCAATCAGCCACACGCTTCATAAGCTATTACTGAACGCTTATAAGAAAAACGAACAAGTAACTAACGAACAAATTGCTGAAAGCATTTAAAAGAAAGAGGATATTATAATGAAGTTTAATAAGAGCGAAGTTTCAATGGGCGGATCATACTTAGAAGAAGGTGTACACATCATCTCATTTGATGATATTGATCGTAAGACAACTAAGACTGGCAAAGAGATGTGGGTATTGACGCTGAAAGACACAAAAGGAGCAACAACACGTAAGAACATCCTTGACAACGATTATAAGTTCGACAATGGGAAAACTGCATTTGAAACAGAATTAGAACGTATGCTTTACTCAATCAGTGACGCGGGTTTTGAAATTCCAGACGTTGACTTTACATTCGACAATATTGACCAATTCTTGAAGTCAAAGCCATATAAGGCATTTATCCGAGTACGTCCACAGAAGAACAACCCAGAATATACTGAAGCTATTTTCATCTCAAAAGATCAATTCGACAAGGAAATTGACAAACAAGCCAATGAAGCGTTTGGTGACGCAGTTGACCCATTCGCAACAGCTACGCCAGTCACAGACAACCCATTCGCTTAATAACATACCGCTTATGCGGTGTACATAATCGAGGGCATCTCGTAAAACTGCAAAGGAGGAAATATTATGAATAAGTTTTCAGAAAATAAGTTGTCAGAAAAGAAAGTGTTAGGTATTTTAGCAATTGTGTTTGGAGGATTTGGATTACTACTATCATGGGTTCCAATTGTCAATAACTTTGCGTTTGTACTAGGAGTCATTGCATTATTATTAGGATTGATTGGTATATTAGTTAACCGTAAAAATAAGAAAGTTTTATCAGTCATCGGAACAATGATATCAATTGCAACAATTGCATTAGTATTATTTACACAAAGTGTTTATTTAAATGCTATTGATAAGGCTTCTAATAGCTTTTACAAGCAAACTAGTGTAGTTAGCAATGATAGCTCATCATCTAAATATAAAAGTGAATCTGATAAATCAAGTAATAAACCAGTAATTAAAGATAATAAGTTAACAAAATCTGACTACGATAGCATTGTAATTGGTTATTCATTGACTGGTGTTGGCGGTACTAATTTTGAAGATATGAAAGCAAAGTTCGGTAATCCAATGAATACGATAACATCTGATGTTGCTGGAAAAAAGATGTTAATAGTATCTTGGTACGCAGATGGTAGTGCAGGAGCAAACGTTACTGTTACATTTTACGAACAAGAAGACGGCAGTTATCTTGCAGCATCTAAATCGAGTTTTGGAATGTAATAAAATTTTAAATGTCTTATTAACAACATACCGCTTCGGCGGCGTATATAAATCGTGCGCTATCCACGTTAAAATGGTAAGAAAAGGAGTATTATTATGAACACAAAGAAGTTAGCAGTAACGAACGGTGTATTAGGACTTGGTGGAGGGATTGCATTGTTGTTAGGTGGCTGGATCGTATTGTATTCAGCAACTGGCGGGACTGGTGCATTCGCATTTGTAAATGTGTTATTCTTAGTCTTGAAGATTGCAACGCTTGTACTTGGTATTGTTGGGCTTGTTCAATTTAGCAAGGAAGCAGTCATCACGAAGGCACCAAGCGTTTTGTTAGTTGTAGGTGGTGCATTGTCACTCATCCCATTTATGGGTTGGATCGGTGGCATTCTTGCAATTATCGGCGGATCAATTTACCTAGCAAACATTAAGAAGTTTAAGTAACATTATGGCGATAATCGCCGTACATATTAAAAGGAGACCATGACATGATTAACAATTCGTATCTATTAAAGGCAGATTTAAAGCGTGAAAAGGACATTCCTTTAATCAGCCGTGAAAGTATTATCAAATTAGCTAAGGCACACGAACGTGGCGAT